AGAGCCAGCAGTAGTCGCATCAACCGTATTGGTGATGTTGCAGAAAATTGTTCTTTCAGCAGAAGTGTATTGAACAGATGCAGGAGCCGTTGTGCCATCCTGAGTTTGTAATACCAAGCTAGTGGTTGTTACGTTACCTACGACAACGGTAGTTCCACCATCTAATATTTCATCTGTCTGTGCAGCTACAATCTGTGCGCCAGAGCTAGAAGTGCCGACTTCATAACCAATGTCGCCCGTTCCAATTACTGGAGCAGTAACACAAAAGATTTTGATGTCAGTAATAATTGTGTTTGCAGGTTGTGTAAACGACCCAATAGCTGGGCTATCACCTGCTGTAGTGTTAACAGTAACGCCTGTTGCAAAACCAACATGCTTTACAAACTTGCTAGTTACAATTCCAGTAGAGGCAATGTCAACAACTTCGGTAATTGCGCCAGTGCTGCTGTTTTCTGAAATAACCTTAAAACCATTCTTTGAGCGGACAGCGCCGCTGAATGTCGTATTCGCCATGAGTATCTCCTGTCGTGGCTAATGTCAGAGTGTTCCACGTGGAACATTCTGTCAGGGATAAAAAAATTCCAAGTGGATCAGAAACGCCGAATGAGTATCGCTCACGCGCTTTATAACGCACGTTACCCGTATCGAAGTCACCATCCATAGAGTTTTCTAATGCTGTTCGCTCAAAGTGCTTCATGCCATTTGGAACGTCAGTAATCAAGAACCACGCATTTGTATCCGTGAGATAGTGATTAACTGAGTAACCTTCAGGAATGCTGCCATTTGTGTAGATAGCATTGAGATCATTATCTGCCGTTCCAGTACGACCTTCTGTTTGTAACACTCTTGTTGCAACAAACATCAAAGCAGGAGGAACAATCAGCTTACGGGGACGAGCTGCAATCAGCAATCCACGCTCGTCAGTCCATCCTGCAATAGCAATGATAGCTGCCTCTAAAGAAGTTTCGTTCAAGTCAGCCGCCGTCGCAGGACGATTGCTATTCTTGCCACCACTTACGAGAGGGTGTCCATCACCACCAGTAACGCCATCACCTGACGCTGTGAACAAGTTAACACCATCGCCACTTTGAAAAGCGTTGGTAAAACCATTGTTCAACAAAGAAGCAGCTTTAACTTGCTTTGTGTATGCCATAGCTCGTGCTAGCGCCTTGGTGTAGCGAGCAGAAAGAGAATCATAAAGATTATCTTCCATCGCTTCCTCGGTGATCGCAAAACCCATAGCTACTGTTTCGTGATTAAAGCGAGCAGTAAACGACTCTTGTGCAGCATCATATACGATGCTTTCACCTTCGCCTTTTGTTGGTGCTGCGCCAAAGCCACTTAGCTTGACTTCTTCCTCAAACGAACGATCAGAAGATTCTGTGTCGTAAATTTGAGTATGTTCATCTTCGT